GTAAAAGATATTAAACCACGTTCTAAAGGCGAAGACGATTTCAAAAAGTCTCACAAGATGACTCATACTAAACATCCAGTTGCTGGTGATCATCAGTTCGACGGTTCTATTAAAGAAATTAAAGAAGACGTTGAAGATATTACTGAAGAAGAACGTGATAAATGTGCACACTTAAAAGCAATTTACGATAAGAATAAAGAAGACGTTGCTGATGGCGAAATGGCAAGTAACGATCCTGATTTAGCACGTTCTCGTGAAAGATATAAAAAATGTAGAGAGCAAAACGAATCAGTTGAAGTTGAAGAAGCATCAATTAAAGGCAACAACGTTGCTTGGGATGATTTACAAGCAATCACAAAATCGAAAAAGTCAGGTAGGGTTAAGTTTAATAATCATAAAATGGAAACAGTTGATGCAGATACTGCTAAATTAATTGTTACTACATTAAATAAACTTAATCCTAAAAATAAAGAAAAGGCAATTGCTACACTTAACAAAGATCCTGCTGGATTAATGAAAGTTTTAGATATTGTAAATAAGGCATAAGGAATAGATATGAAACCATTAGCAAATACAGTAGCAACTGGATCAGCAACTAACGTATATAATGCGACTGCAGTTTATATTGCTAATGACAGTACTGCTAGAACATTAACAGTAGCAAATACTGCAACTGATACAGGTAACGGTCAAAATGGTAATTACGCAGGTGGTTCTGTTACAATTAGAATTCCAGCAAACGGTTCATTAGTTATTCGTAAACGTCCAAACGACACAGTACAATGTAATGCTGGAACGTATGCTACTAAAGTTGCAGAGAACGGAGCATAAAAATGAGACTATTAGCAGAAGTAAACGAAGATGTAAATTACATCACTGAAGCAAAGGAAGATGGAAAGAAAAACTATTTCATCGAGGGTGTGTTTATGCAAGGCAACCTTAAGAACCGTAACGGTAGAGTGTATCCCGTTAATGTTCTAGAGAAAGAAGTTGCTCGTTACAATAAAGAATATGTAGAAAAGAATCGTGCCTATGGTGAACTTGGGCATCCTCAAGGTCCAAGAATCAATTTAGAGAGAGTATCTCATTTGTTTACGGAACTTAAAAGAGATGGCGATAACTTCGTAGGTAAAGCAAAGATTATGACTGAAACACCTTATGGTGCTATCGTTAAGTCGTTAATAAAAGAGGGTGCTCAACTAGGTGTTTCGTCACGTGGTATGGGTACACTAAAAACAGGTAAGGGTGGTGTTCAAGAAGTTGGTAGTGATTTTTATCTAGCAACTGCAGGTGACATCGTAGCAGATCCTTCGGCACCTAATGCTTTCGTAGAGGGTATTATGGAAGAGAAGGAATGGGTATTTGAAAACGGTATCTGGTCTGTACAACAAGCAGAGATTATGAAAGACACAATGGTTAAAATGTCTGCTAAAGAAATTGAGGATAAGAAGTTCAAGATCTTTGAAACTTTCTTAAACTCTCTAAATAGGTAAAGTAGCAATTTTTATAAATAATTGTTAAATAAAGAAACTTTTTAATAGGAGCATTCCAAAATGTCTGAAAAAGAATTAAACGAATTAGAGTTAGAGGAAGCGAAGGCATCATTTGGTGTGGACGCTGAAGTACCAGATCCGAAAACTAAAGAAATGACACCTCCAGGTGCTAAACCTGAAGATGAAGATAAGAAAGATAACCCGAAGCAAGGTTCGTCTGTTAAGAAAACTAAAGTTGCTATGGTTACTGCCATGGTTGACGCAGTTAAAGGTTTGAAGAAAGAAGAACTTGAGCATTCTTACAACGATATCATGGCAGCATTACAAGTTGAAGGTTTTGAAAAAGACGAAGACGATGCTGAAGATGATAACGATGACGACAAGAAAAAGAAGAAGTCAGTAAAAGATGTTAAGAAAATCGATACTGATGACGTTGATGTTAAAGAAGACATCCAAGCAATGTTTAACGGTGAAGACTTATCTGAAGATTTTATTGCTAAAGCAACTACTATTTTCGAATCAGCAATCGTATCTAAAGTAAACGAGATCTTAGAATCTGTTACTATCGATATGGAAGCAGATATCGAAGTTGAGAAGGCAGAAATTACTGAGTCTTTAACTAATAAGTTAGACGACTATTTAGAATATGTTTCTGAAGAATGGATGAAGGAAAACGAACTTGCTGTTGAACAAGGCATCAAGAACGAAATTACTGAAAACTTTATGTCTGGTCTTAAAGACTTATTCACAGAAAACTACATTGACATTCCTGAAGAGAAAGTTGATTTAGTTAATGAGATGGCAACAAAGTTAGAAGAAACTGAAACTTCACTTAACGAAGAAATCGAAAAGAACATTGAACTTAAGAAAGAGATTGCTGAGTCTACACAAGATAAGATTCTAGCAAACGTTTCTGAAAGTTTAACTGAATCGCAAACAATCAAATTGAAATCACTTGCTGAAGGTGTTGAATTTGACGACCAAGATTCTTATGTAGAAAAACTTGAAACTCTTAAGGAAAACTACTTCCCAACAGAAGAAGTTATTACTGAAGAAACTTTAGATGATGAACCTCTGGAAATTGATGATGATGTAAAATCTGTTGATCCAGAAATGTCTGCTTATATGAGTGCTATTAGTAATAGTATCCGATAAGTTAATTAAAAAAAGAAATATAAAGGAGAAACAAATGACTCAATCAAACGACTTGCTAAATAAGTGGCAGCCAGTTCTTGAGCATCCGGAGTTAGATAAAATTTCGGATTCTCATAAGAAGGCAACTATTGCTACTCTTTTAGAAAACCAAGAAATCGCTGCCAGAGAACAAGCGTCTAATGGTGGTAACTTTAATCCAACTTTACTAGGTGAAGCAGCACCGACTAACGCAATGGGTGCTTCGTCATCTACTGCTGGTGACGGTTCTGTAGATATCTTCGATCCAGTGTTAATCTCACTAGTTCGTCGTTCTATGCCTAACTTAATCGCATACGATATCGCTGGTGTTCAGCCAATGACTGGTCCAACTGGTCTTATCTTTGCTATGCGTTCACGTTACGGTTCACAAGGTGGTACTGAAGCAATGTTTAATGAAGCAAATACTTCATTCTCAGCATCTGCGTCTGGTAACACTGCTTCATTAGGTGTTGCTAACGGTGCTGCAGGTACTGCTCAAACTGGTACAGATCCTAACGATCGTGCTTCTGGTTCAGGTTACACTGTAGAAACTGGTATGTCAACTGCTGATGCAGAAAAACTAGGTGATACTGCTAATAACGGTTTCAACGAAATGGCATTCTCAATCGAGAAAGTTGCAGTTACTGCAGTTACTCGTGCGTTGAAAGCAGAATACACTATGGAACTTGCTCAAGATCTTAAAGCAGTACATGGTTTAGATGCTGAAACTGAATTGTCTAACATCTTATCTGCTGAAATCCTTTCAGAGATTAACCGTGAAGTTATCCGTACAATCAACTACTCTGCTGTAGCAGGTGCTCAAAAGAACACTACTACTGCTGGTACTTTCGACTTAGATACTGATTCTAATGGTCGTTGGTCAGTTGAGAAGTTCAAAGGTCTTATGTTCCAAATCGAACGTGATGCTAATGAAATTGCTAAGGCAACTCGTCGTGGTAAGGGTAATATCATGATCACTTCATCTGACGTTGCTTCTGCACTTCAAATGGCTGGTGTTCTAGATTACACTCCTGCGTTGTCTAACAACCTACAAGTAGATGATACTGGTAATACTTTTGCTGGTGTATTGAACGGTCGTATCAAAGTTTACATTGATCCGTACTTCTCAGACGCATCTAACAACTACTACACAATGGGTTACAAGGGTTCATCTGCATTTGATGCTGGTTTATTCTACTGTCCATATGTACCTCTACAAATGGTTCGTGCAGTTGGTGAGAATACTTTCCAACCTAAGATCGGTTTCAAGACTCGTTACGGCATGGTTTCAAACCCATTTGCTACTAACGATGCGAACGGTGTTGCTGCTAGATTAGGTTCTGGTGATGGTAACATCTACTACCGTCTAACTAAGATTACTAACTTAATGTAATCAAGGTTAAACCTTAGAGATAAAAACCCTGACTTCGGTTGGGGTTTTTTATGCATGAAATTCAGTGTTATAAATATAGTACAAGGAATTTACTCGACAACTATGCCAAACGAACCTACAAATAAAAGTTTACTATCCCCGATTGGATTTAGGTTTTCTATCCAAAAACTTCCACACGTAAACTATTTTTGTACATCGGCATCTATTCCGGATATGTCATTGGGTCGTATTGATACAGTGACTAACCCATTTAATAAACTTCCAATTCCTACAACTAAATTAGACTTCAATGATTTATCAATTAAGTTTAAGGTTGATGAGGATATGAAGAATTATCGTGAGATATTTGATTGGATGATTGAATTAGGATTCCCTGATAATTATGAACAGAAATCAAAGTGGGCAGATACTTATTCTGATGCTTCGTTGATTATTATGACTGCTCAGTATCAACCTAATATTGAAGTTAAGTTTATTGATTTGTATCCTACGAATCTTGCTTCGCTTGAATTTGATATTGCTGGAACTGATATTGAACACCTATCAGGTGATGTAACTTTTGCTTATAGGTCTTATGAAATAAATTCTATAACTTGATAGATACATTAAACCTTTCAAAGAGGCAACACCTCTATTATACTATCAAATCAACGGTTAGTCAAATTAATTAATAAGTTTTTTTAATACTTTACTTTTGAGGAGTAATAAGGTATAATTATATAATGGACATTGAAAAGATAGTATCTGAATGGAATAAAGATTCCAAAATAGATGAAACAGAATTAGGCACTGAAAGTGCTAAAATCCCCCAAGTACACAACAAGTATCTCAAGTATTATATGGGAGAACGTGT